CAGAAGTTCAACTTGGATTCCAGTGTGATGCTAATATGACACCATTGAAGTATCTAAATGATTGGTATGGACAAATTTTTGGTGAACTACCTTATTCAAACATAGGTACATTTGATGATGTACCATCAGATACATTTGCACAAAATAGAACTAACAAATTAAGTCTTCCAGCAACTTATTGTAAGACAATTAAAATTACAAAAACTGAAATAGGTCCTGATAGTGTGAATGGGAAGAGACCATCAATAACATACAACTTAGAAAGAGCATGGCCATTTGCTATTGATGCAGTTCCATTACAATTTGGATCTACTTTAGTAACAAAAGTAACAGCACAGTTCTATTATACAAGACATACAATCATTCATAACAACATTAATCAATCACTTTTCTCAAAACCTAAAGAAGTTTTATTGAATTCAGATTTTGCTGACAATATACCTCCAACAGTGTAGGAAATTCAAGTTTTCAATTCCATAAAAGTGGGAAAATTTTTCCCGCTATTTTTTGTCTGAAAAAGTCGCTAAATATAAATATGACCTTGGAGTAGATATTATGGCATTGCCAACAATGGATTTACCAACGTATGATTTGGTAATTCCATCAAATAAGAAAAAAATTAAATTTCGTCCTTTTCTAGTAAAAGAAGAAAAAATCCTGTTAATGGCACTAGAGACGGATGATGAGAAAAATATTAAAAACGCCGTACTTGAACTATTAAAAGCTTGTATTACAACAAGAATAAAACTTGAAAATCTTGCAACTTTTGATTTAGAGTATATTTTCCTTAATATTCGTGCAGTTTCTGTTGGAGAAGTTGTTCAAATGAATATTACTTGTCAGGACGATGAAAAGACGCAAGTTAAGTATAATTTGAATATTACTGAAGCTCAAGTAATTTTCCCAGAGGGACATAGTAATAAAATCATGTTAACTGATACATTAGGTGTTATAATGAAATATCCTTCTTTTGATGGATTTGTTCAAGGACAATTTACTAATAATACAGAATTTGACGTAATTAAAGTTATTGCAGAGTCTATTGATCAAATATTTGAGGGAGAAGATGTATATGACGAATCTACTACCAGTAAAAAGGAATTTGTTCAATTTGTAGAAAGTTTGACAAATTCACAATTAGAAAAAGTACAAGAATTCTTTGAAACAGCTCCAAGACTGGAATATTCATTCAAAGTAACTAATCCTAATACTGGTGTTGAATCTGATTATACTCTGAGAGGACTGCAAAGTTTTTTCGGATAGCACTCTTCCATAATACTTTGGAAGGGTACTACAAAACTAACTTCGCTTTAATGCAACACCATAAATATAGTTTGAGTGAAATTGAAAACATGATACCTTTTGAAAGACAGGTATATGTTTCATTGTTAATGCAGTACTTGGAACAAGTTAAACAAGAACAAGAAAAACAAAAAAGGTAATGGCAGCATCAACTGTATCATATATTGATACCACGGGTAATAGAGATTATCTTGGTATGATTGCAAGTCAGATTGGGAGGCGTCTCAAAGAAGCTTCTGATATGGCGTCTGATGAACGTGGATATGCAGAAAAGAAAGCAGAAGAAGGTGGAACATCTTTATCAGAAGCAGGGATAGGTAGAGGATATTTTTTTAAGAGAGCCCTTGGTTCAAGATTTGGCGGAGATAGAATTGCCAGAACTAAGGGCAGAATGGGGGTTGGCGGTGCTGGAACCAATCCCACGGGAAATTTTAGAAGTAGATTTCGTGGTGGATTTGACTACAATGTAACTAATGAATTGTCTTCAATTCCATTATCTAATGCATTGACTGCAGGACTTCGTGGTGTAGAAAGTGGATTAATTGGTATATCTCAAGCATTAAATTCTTTAGCTCGTGGCATGAGTGATCTTGCTAGAGGACAGGAAGATGCAGCAAAACAAGCAATATTGAACGGTGCATTTATGCAAGCGTTCTTAAACCATATGCAAAGAGAAGCGGCTCGTCAGCGTGCTCGTTCAGAGGAAAGAGGATTAGAAAGAGGATTATTAGGAGGATCTGGTGGCGGTGGTCGTAATATGATCAATGTCACGCCAGGTAGTGGTGGAACAAGTGGAGATTTTGGTGACTTTCTAAGAAGGGGAATTAAAAACGCATTACCTAAAGGTACAAAAATTGGAACCACTGCTACTAAGGCAGCATTGTACGGTCCTAAGCAAGCATCTCAAATAAAAAAAGGAGCATCAATAGCAGCTAAAGGCGTAGACTTTTTTGGTAGTACTATAGTCAAAGGAAGTAAATTTGGGGGAACAGTTACCAAAGGCATGATGGCAATGGGAAAAATGGGGTCAGGTGCCAATGCAATAACTAATCTTTTAGAAGGGACTTCAAAAACATTTAAACTTGGAAAAACGATTACAAAGTCACTTGGTGAAGGTGGTAAAGCAGTTAGAAATGTAATAAAATCTGCGAATGCGCTCACTATTGGAAAGATTTCAGGTCCAGTAGCGATGTTAGAAGAAGCAATACCTGGAATAATTACTGGTGATCATGTAGGACCTTTAAGTAATGTTGCAAAATCAGGTGGTAAAACTAAAAAATTTGTAGATACTGCTACAACAATCGCTGGTAGTAGTAAAAAAGGTCTTGATCTTGTAACTACTAGTGGTGATGTGATGGATGGATTGAAAAAAGCTGATTCTGTTACTAATGGTTTAGGAACTGCTAAAACTGTTGCAGCTGCTGCAGATGCTGGTGCCAGTCCAGGCATGTTACAAAGATTTTTTATGGGAACTAAACCAAAGGGTTTAGTAAGAGGTAGTAAATTTACTAGAATGTTGATTAAAAATCCTGCTGGTAAGATGTTCTTGAAAAAGTTACCTCTTATTGGTGCTCTCGCAGGTACTATTTTTGCTGCTCAACGTTTGTTAGAAGGAGACTTTTTAGGAGCTGGTTTAGAACTAGCTTCTGGTTTTATAGGTGCTGCAGGTGGTGCTCCTGCATCACTTGCTCTTGATGGATTCTTGCTTGCTAGAGATTTTGGAGCAGTTCCATTTGCACAAGGTGGTATTGTTACAAAACCTACTCTTAGTATGATGGGTGAAAACAGAAAAAAAGAAGGTGTTTTCCCGTTAGAAGGAGCTGAGGGAAAGAAAGTATTCAAAGCGTTTGGTGAAGGTACCTTAAACGCTAGATTAGATAATGAAAGTGAAGATACTAGATTACTAGCACTTGGTCATAAAAGATATTATGAAACTATGGGCGGATGGGGAGCTTTTGGCAAAGGAATAATAGAGGCACTTACTGATGTGAAAGATAAAGTTGGAGATACTTTAGCAGCCGTAAATCCATTTAGTGCAGAGAATCTTAGTAAAGCCAATAATTCTGGTGCAGCAAATTCATTTAGAAATATTATTGGTAGTGAAGTTGGAGATGGATACATAGGTCCTAAGTGGTTAGGTATTAAGAATCCATTTGCAGATGAACAAGCAAGTGCGTTGAATAGCAGTTCTGCACAAATAGGCATGGCAAGTATGTTAGTAGCTCCTACTATTATTAATAATTACAATACTGTCGCTGCTGGTAACGGTGAGTCTGAAGAAGTTAGTAATGGTGCATTCCCATATTCATTCACAGCATTCAATGCTGATTTCAGTTTAATGAGTAAGACATAATGGCAGAACAACACTCTTCTGAAGCAAGACTGACTAGATGTGTAATATCTAGAAAAGGAAAAAGATCATTATCTTTGACAAAAGATATGGTTGCTGGTATTAGTATACATGAGACTATTGAATCACCACTTATGTGTGGAACTATCACTATAAGTGACTCAAAAAACTTTATAAATGAGTATCCTATTCAAGGTGGTGAAACCGTTGAGATGGAAATGAAAACCACTTTTAGTGAATTACCAATTGAATATAGTTTTGTTGTTTCTAAAATTACAAATAGATATGTAAAGAACAAAAGGCAATTATATACTTTGATATTAGTTTCACCAGAATTTTTAGTTAATGAAAGTATTAGAGTACAAGATCCTCTTGAGGGAAATCCTGAGACAATTGTTCAAAAAATGTTAGGTAAAGAATATCTAAATTCATCAAAAGAATTTTTCTCAGAACCATCTAGATTTGAGGTCAAATTAAATCCTGCTAAAATCAGACCATTTAATATTATCTCAAGTCTTATTAAAAGATCTGTTTCTTCAAAAACTACTTACACAGGACAAAAATATAAAACATATGAGGAAAATAGACAAAATAACACTAATTCAAAGAGCAAACCAATAAAAGGTAGTGCTGGATTCCTTTTTTGGGAAACTCGTAGAGGATATAACTTCTTTTCTATTGATGCATTATGTGATACATCTGAAGACGGAACGTATATATTTAAAGATAAGAAAAAAGGTGATAAAAAAGAAAAACCAAGATTACAGACACAATCATGGGGTCCTTACGTAGAAAAAATAGCAAATACTGAAATATCTGGAGATCAAAGATTTTTAATTGAAAATGCTAAGTTTACATCAGAAATTGATATAGCTACATCTTTGCGTAAAGGAAAATACTCCTCTTTAATGATTTTCTTTAACATATCTACAGGTCAGTACGAAGAATATACTTACAAAATTAAAGATAGTTACGATAACATGGCACATTTAGGTTATCAAGATAGTGTTGCAATAATTCCTTCTAATGAAAAAGGTGACCTATCAGAAGTTCCTAGTAGAGTCATGTCTATTTTATTAGATCATGAATCATGGTTCAATGAACCAACCATTGCTAATCCAGAAGATCCCAAGGCAACAGATCCAAATAAATTTGCAGACTGGCAAAAGTATTATGCTACACAAGGAATAGCAAGAGCTGAATTATTATCCAATCAAGAACTTACTATTGATATTCCTGGTAACCCAGAAATATGTGCAGGTGATAAAATTGAGATCAGAATTCAAAGTAAATTGGCAGATGAACTAAGAAAAAGAGAACCATATGATCTAGAAAGTAGTGGAGTTTATCTTGTCAAAACTACAAAACAATTATATAGTTTTGTTGACACAGATAGCGGAACTTTAAAGACCACGCTAGAATTGTGTAGGGACTCTTATGGAGTTGAAGAAGTCCCTTCCAATCACGGCAATAAATAAATCAAGGAGGTACTATTCATGGAAAGTATAGAAAAACACATTGCTCTAGATAAAAAGATAGTAGAAGATCCTTTAGCAAACCCTGCAGCACGCAGACATGCAAAAGAGGAACTTCATGAACTTGAAGTTTATGCAGAGCATCATAAAGAAGAAATAGAGGCAGGAGATCATCATGATCCTAATGCACTAGAACTATTTTGTGAGATGCACCCTGATGAACCAGAGTGTCTAGTATACGACGACTAATATGGATGATGCATTATCACGACTAATGCCAACCAATAAAATCGGAAATGACGGATTTTCTTGGTGGATAGGTCAAGTAGAAGCAACCGCCAGCGATGAAGAAAACA